CGGAGCCGGTCGCCGTGCTCGGCGATGAGGTTCACCATGTGCCCGAAGGCGTCGGCGATGCGCTCGAAGACGCCGCTGCCGAGGCGCTGGCGCAGCTCGTCGAAGAACGAGACGATGGTGCTGCGGCGCCCCTCGAAGGTCTGGCCGAGTTGCTCCACCAGCCGGGAGCTGACCCCCAGGCGCTGCAGCTCCGCCTCCACCGCCTGCAGGTTGCTCATCCCCTGGTCGCGGAACCGCTGGATCGACTGGCGGGAGAGTTCGAACCGCTCGGCGATGCTCTGGAAATCCCCGGACACCGCCTCCCGCAGGGCCGACGCCGCGCCCTCGAGGCCCTGGGCGGGGTCGACGGCGGCCAGCTGCTCGGCCACCTGCACGAGGTGGATGAGGGACTCGGTCGAGCCGTCCGCCACGGTGATGAGGGCCCGCCCGGCGGCGAGCGTCTCCGCGTCGGAGAAGGGCGAGGTGGCCGCCTCCTTGCGCAGCGCCGCCACGGTGGCGGCCGCGGCGCCCACGGAGCCGGTCAGGGCGCGGAAGGTGGTGGTGGTCTGCTCGAGGCGGGAATTCATCCCGAAGATGGACGCGCCGACGGCGTCGAACAGCCCCTGCAGGCCGCCCACGGCGGCCTGCACGGCGGCGAAGCCCGCGCCCAGGGAGAGCCCGCCGAGGAGCCCGCCGGAGGCGCCGGTGGTGCGCTGGACGCCCTCGACCTGGCGCTCGAGGCGCTGCACGTCCTGCCCGACCGCGCGCAGTTGGGCGCTCGCCGAATTTTGCGCCGTCAGCAGGATCTGCAGCTCCGCCACGGAGGCGATGGGCTTAGCCCTCCGACCACTCGGCTGAACGCGGGCCCGCGGGCGGGGCGCCGGGGGTGCTGGCGGCCTCGTTCAGCAGGGCGACGGCGCAGGCGACGACGGGGGCGGGGGTGGCCATCAGCTCCCCCCAGCTCCAGCCGAAGGACTTGCAGACGACGAGGTCGCTGCGGGTTTGCCGGTCCCAGTCGCCCCCGGGGCTTTTTTTGCGGCCTGCGCCTCGATGTGGGCGTCGAGGGCGGCCCCGATCTCTTGCGCCGTCTCCGGGGTCAGGGCCTCGATGCGCTCTCGGGAGACGGCGATGTGGGCGCCGTCCTCGTCGGTGAACGACCAGTCCATGACCCAGGTGACCAGCTTCTCGATGTCGAAGGCGGCCACGTCGACCTTCAGGCGTGCCCCCTCCAGGGCGGCCGCGTCGTAGCCGGCCAGGCCCGCGCCGGCCAACCGCCGCTGCTGGCCGAAGGTCAGCTCCCGCCGCACCAGCACCCAGTCCCCGTCGGACAGCGGCAGCCGGTCCGCCGAGCCGTCGGCGAAGCGGCTGCGTCTGGTGGCGGTAACGGTTCCGTTCGTCCCCGGCGCTGCGGTCATCTGGCCCCCCTGCACGGTGTCGTTACGGGGCGCACAAGGGGCGTACGAACGGCCCCGGGCGCCCGCCGGCGCGGCTACCTTCGTGGTATGGCAAGCGATGCGTTCCTGACGGTGTTCCTGGTCGCCGCCGGCGTCCTGGTCGTGTTCCTCATCCTGCGCGAGTTCTGGACGTGGTACTGGAAGCAGTCCCAGCAGCTCGCCCAACTGAAGCGGATCGGCGACGCCCTGGAGCGCCTCGAGGCCCGGTCGCCCGGGTACACCGGCCCCCTCTCGGCGGCCGCGAGCAGCCCCGCACCGCCGAAGGGCTGGCGGGACTCGCTCCTGGACCGGATGGCCGGCGTCCCCTGACCACGGCTAGAGGTTGAGGGTGGCCTGGTTGCCGTAGGCGCTGAACGAGCCCCGCACCCGGGTCACGCCGTCCACCCGGGTCTCGATGCTGGCGTCCAGCCAGGCCAGCATGGAGATGTACTTGGAGGGGGCCCGGGCGGTCGGGTAGAGGTACAGCTTGCACCCGTCGGGGGACTGCGACGCCGGGAACAGCTTGGTCTCGTCGCTGTTCCAGTACCCCTCGTAGGTGCCGCGCAGCGCCGGCCAGCCGAGCATCTCCTCCTGGTTGGTGCTATCAAAATTCGTTACATCGGTGCGCTCCGCTGAGCGATCAGCCGTCCAGGCGGTGAGGGTGAGGACCCGCGAGGCGGTCGTCGTGGCCGACGTGGAGGCATAGAGCACGCCGTCCCTGCCGTGGTAGATTGGCACGTTTCTCTCCTTAGATGGCAGGACTTACCCGCTAATTCAGGTGCGCCACCAGCTGAGCGGCGCGGTGGTGGTAGGTGTCCTCGGCGACGCGCTCGGGCAGCCCCGCTCGGGCCGGCCCGGTGTCCTCCCGCAGCCAGCGGCGCACCCGCGCCTCCAGCTCCTCGGCGGTGGCGAAGGTGGGGACGAGGCCCCCGAACCGCTCCCCCACCTCGGCGCGGTCGTGGGAGAGGGTGAACACCCCGTCGGCGGCCAGCTCGTAGGCCCGGGGGTTGAGGCTCTCCGCCGGGGCGCCCCCGGTGCCCCGGTAGAGGTTCAGCCCGATGCGGGCCTTCCGGTAGAGCGCCCCGGCGTGGGCGTTGTCGACCAGCCCCCCCCGCACGTAGGGGGCGAGCGGGTGCCCCGCGTCGACGTGGCCCCAGGCGCCGTAGAGCCCCAGGTCGACGCCCGTCCAGTCCGCGCCGGCCAGCAGTTCGGTGCGGCTGTCGAACCCGCTGCCGACGAAGACCACGTCGTGGGCCCGCGCGTCGCCGTTCAGTCCCGGCCCGTGCTGCGCCGGGTCGTAGGCCGCCGGCAGGTAGTGCGTCTGCGGGTTCGCCTTCCGCAGGGGGGCGACGCTGGCCCGCTCGTTCGTGAAGCAGACGTCGTAGAGGGGGGCCACCTTCGCCTGCTCGGCGTCGTCGTAGGGGCTCTCGGTAAAGACCACCGCCAGCGGGAGCTTGGCCCGGCGGCAGAGGATGGCCACGTCGGGGTGCAGGTAGCCGGCGCAGACCACCAGCACCCAGTCCACGTCCGCCCGGAGCGCCCGCGCCACCACCCGCTCGCCGGCGTCGTACTGCACGTCCGCCGGGGTGGGCCGGACGTCCTTGAGCGGCCCGTCCGTGCGCACCTGCTTGCGCCACAGCCACGCCAGGGTCACCCGCGACGCCGCCAGCCAGCCGGAGAGGGCGTACTCCGTGACGGTATGCCCGCCGGCCCGCAGTCCGGCCAGCAGGCCCGTGTGGACGTCCGCCGTCGCCCAGGAAGCGCCCGGGTGCACCAGGAGGAAGGACGTCACGCCGGCCCCCCCGGCTTGAAGCCATCGACCCCGAGGTTGTACCACTGCGGCGTGCTCAGGCGGGGGTCGGTGTAGGGGTCGATGCACGCGCCCAGGCGGAACCCGGCCCGCTCGAGCGTGCGGCACAGGGTCTCCCGGTCGTAGCTCCAGCGGTGGCGGCTGCCCTGGATGGTGGAGTAGAGGAAGACCGCATTGACGGCGTCCAGGTCGTTGAGTCGCCAGTGCCGCCCCTGGGGCACCTCCACCATCGCCCCGTTCTGGCGCAGGTAGTGCTCGAGCACGCGCTTCGTGTCCGGCACGACCACGCCCAGCCGCCCGCCGGGGACGAGCACCCGCTTGCACTCGTGCAGCAGCTCGGCCGCCTCCACGGGCTCGAAGTGCTCGAGGAGATGGCCGAGGTACACCTCCTCCACCGTCTCGTCATCCAGGGGGATGGGCGGGACGCGGACGTGCCCGACGTTGGGCAGCCGGGTGTCCTCGTCCCAGTTCTCCCAACCGGCCAATTCGTAGGCGCCGCAGCCCAGGTTCAGCTTCATGCGGGCACCAGCCCGTGCGGGAGCGGGGTGGCGTCCCGGCCCCCCAGCGTCCAGTCCTCGGCGTCGGCGGGCTGGGCCTGGGCGATCACCTCCGGCTGCCAGCGCACCCGCTCCACCCCGCCCCAGCGGGCCACGGTGTCGGCGATCATGTCGTAGTCGCCCTGATACCGGGCGCTATTCCACTCCCCCAGCTTCGCGGGCACGTTGGGGCAGACGATATTCTCCGCGTCGATGTGGTCCTGGGCGAGGAACCCGGCCTGCTCCCACAGGACGGCCTTCCACGGCGCGATCCAGCGGAACAGGAACACCCGCGGGTCGTCCTCCTGTCGGCGGAGCACCCGGCCCAGGTGCTCGAAGGCGCCCTGCAGGTAGACGTCGTCGTCGCCCAGCCAGCTCAGGTACCGGCCCCGGGCGACGGTGGCGCCGAAGTTCCGCTGGGGGTGGCCCCAGGCGTGCAGCCCGCCGTCGTGCTCGACGTAGCGGAGCCGCTCGGGGTGCTGCGCGGCCAGGGCGCGGGCCAGGGGGAGCTGGTGGGCCCAGGTGCCGGCGTGGGTGTCGCCGACGAGGACCGCCTCCCAGGGCAGCCACTCGCCCTGCTTGAGCAGGGAGCGCACCGTGCGGGCCAGGGAGGGGCGCCCCACGGTGGGGACGATCACGGTCAGCAGCGGCGTCTCCATGGCTACTGGGCCGTGACCTCGACCTCCACGGCCCAGCCGAGCAGCTGCCCGCCGGCGGTCTCGACCACCCCGGGGGGGCGGGCGCCGCCTAAGACCCGGACGTCGTGCGCGACGCCGTCAAGGGTCGTGTCCGCGTACAGCGCGGCGGGAATGCTCTTCGGGCCCGTGGGGGCCATGTAGGTGTCCAGGGCCTCTTGGGCCCGGTACAGGTCGGCGGGGTTGACGAAGACCCAGCACTCGAAGACCGGGCGCCAGGTGCCGTCGAACGTCTCGTCGTACGTCCAGCGGATCGGCCCGTTGACGCAGAAGGCCGGGGGCTCCGGCTTGGGGTGCATCTCCGCGTAGGCGTGCAGCCCCCCCACCGTCGCCGCCCGGCGCCGCAGCCCGTCCCGCAGGTCGTGGAGGGAACTCACGCGTGCCCCCCGGAGAGGGTGGCCAGCGTGGCGGTCACCCGGGCGCCGGCGGCGGCGAACAGGCGCACGATGGCGTCCTTGTTCTTCTCGTAGGCCGGCACGAGGAAGGGCCGGGCGCGCGTGCCCTTGCGGGCGATGGCCCGCTGGACGGCGTACACCGGGATGCCGTGGCGCCGGGCCCAGCCCTCCAGCGGCGCCCGGGGGGGCCAGTGCGGGCGGGTGCCCCGCTCCACGTAGGCGCCGTACCGCACCGAGGGGCCCACCTCGCCCACCAGCGTCTCGCCGGCCATCCGCTGGCGGTGGGTGATGCTGTTCATGAGCTGGCGGGTGTCCTGCCGGACGTTGCGCCGGGCGTCGCCCTCCACCAGCAGCAGGCTCCGGGTCATGGCCCGCACCTGCTCCTGCGCGACCACCTGCGGGCTGCGGCGCAGGGCCGCCGCCAGCCGGTCGGCGCCCTCGAGGTGCAGGGTGACGGGCACGGCTAGACCATCACCCAGGCGGCCCCGTACGGGGTGCCGGCGTCCGCGAGCTGGGAGGCCGCCAGCGCGGCGCCGGGTGACCCCGGCCGGGAGAGCGGGAAGAGGAGCTGGAGGACGTCCGTGTCCTGCGCCCCGACCCGGGCGTAGGCGTCCAGCTCCGGCTGCTGCAGCACCTGGAAGGGCGCCTCCCGCCGCTTGTACCAGCGGGCGCCGAGCAGGAGGTTGGCTTCCGAAACGGAGGCGGGGGTGCGGCCCCGGGCGTCGGCGTACCCGTAGACGCCGGTGACCTTCACCAGCTGCCCCGGCTCGAAGCAGACGGGGTCGGTGCCGGTGGGGGGCGTGGGCCAGGCCCGCAGGGTGGCGAAGGGCGGGCCCGAGAGGGGCTCGAGCTGGTACTGGGCGGGCAGGAGGGCGGTGGCGAACGTGCGGTCGCCGTCCGTATCGACTTCCACCAGCGGCGCCGCGTCCTGCAGGTCCACGAGGGGCACGACGTCGTAGGTGGTGGCCGCCCAGGTCTTGGCCTGGGCGGCGCCGGCCGCGCCGAAGGAGCGCCCGGTGAACCAGTCGATCCACTGGGCGCCCGAGTCCAGGGCCCGCTGGAGGTCGACGTCGGTGGACGTGTCCTCCGGCGGGATGTCGAGCACCTGCCGCAGCTCCTCTACGAGGGCGTAGGCCACGTCCGGCGCTTCCTCCGCTTCGGGGGCTCCAGGAGGTACTCGGCGTCGGGGCGCTCCGGCAGCACGTCCGGGTCAGCCGGCGGCCGCCCGGGCGCGGGGGCACGCTGCCCCGGGCGGGCCGGTCCAACGGCCCCGAACGCTTTGTCCTCGTAGACCCGGCGCATCAGTAGGCCGTGATCGAGCAAAACGCGGCCGGGCGCCAGACGATCAGGGTGAGCCGGGCCTCCGCGAGGATGGTCTGTTGGTTCCGTACAAACTGGTCATTGACTAACCCGACGCGGATGCTGGCCTGCTCCCGGTCGGCGATGGTGGCGCCCTGGGCGAAGGCGCCGACGAGCACCGTGTTGACCGGGATGTTCTCGTCCTCCACGATGGGCAGCCCCCAGGTGGTGGGCACGCCGAGCGTGTTGGGGGGCGCCATCAGGTACTGCCCCAGGGTGGCGCTCGCGGCGTTCTCCCGCAGGAGGCGGACCTGCTCGTAGTCCACCGGGTTCATCACGATGCCGGTGGGCGCCAGCTTGCTCCCCGTCCGGATCAGGGTGCGGGCGTGGAACAGGGCGTCCACCTCGTTGAAGGCGCCCTTGGCGAACGTCTGCACGTTGGCCGTGTTGAGGATGCCGGTGAGGTTCTCGCCCGTCCCGTCCCCGGCGAGCACCTGGCGGGACACCTCCTCCCGCACCCCGTCCAGCATCTGGGTGTCGATCACGCCCCGGATGAAGGGGGCGTCCGCCAGCATCCGGTTCGTGACCGGCAGCCAGTGCGCCGCCGTGCGCACGTAGGCGGTCACGTTCTGGTAGACCAGCGAGGACTCCGGCTTGCGCCCGTCGGTGCCGGTCAGCGCGCTGCCGGTGGCCTCCGCGACGAACGAGACGTTCAGGCTGCGCGTGGTCTGCTGGATGTACTCGATGGCGTCCGACGTGGTGCCCACCCGCGGGATCAGGTCGAGCACGCTGATGAGCTTGGGCAGGATGTCCACGACGGTGCTGCGCACGTCCGTGGGCACCAGCGCCCCGCCGCCGCTGCTGCCGGTGGCGGCCAGCGTGGCCTTCCACTCCAGCAGGGAGGTGCCGTCGGCCAACGGGACGTTGAACTCCAGGCGGTTGAGGCTGGAGTTGAGCAGGCCGCCGTCCTTGACCTCCCGGTACTGCAGGCTGCGCAGGAACTGCTCGCCCGGCGTCACGAGCCGGTGCTTGGTCCCGCCCTGGGCCGGCTGCGCCGGGTACACCGGCTTGCTGTAGTGGGCGAGCAGCTCCTGGGTCTTCTCCACCAGGCCCAGCCGCTCCTCGTCCGCCTGGATCCAGGCGTGGAGCTGGTCGGCCTCGCTCAGGAGGCGCTTCACCCGCTCGAGGTCGGCGCCCGCGAGGGGCGCGGCGCCGGGGGCCAGCGAGCGCTGCTCGATGCCGGAGGCCTCCTCCAGGCGGCCCTTGGCCTCCTTGCGCTTGTCCTCCAGGCTCATGTTGGGGCCGAGTTCGGTTACGGTCGCGGTCATGGCGTCGTCACTCCGTACAGGCGGCCCAACTCGCGCAGGCGGGCGAGCCGCAGGTGGGCGTCAACCAGACCGGCCGTTTTCACTGGCGCCGGGTCGTCGGCTTCCGCAGGGGGCGGGGTCGGGGGCGTGGTGGCCAGCCGGAGCAGCTCGGCGGCGTCGGCTTCCGCGTCGGCGCGCAGGCGCTCCAGGGTGGCCAGGGCGGCGTCGGACAGGCGCCGGCCCTCGGCGAGGCGGCGCCCGGCCACGGCTTTCGCCTGGCCCAGCGCGCCCGCGCGGTGCTCGTCGTAGACCTCGAGCAGCTGCTCGAGCGTGAGGGTGGCGTAGTCCTGCGCCTTGACGTGGGTAACGGTGGCCCGGGGTTGCATTGGCAAGCTGACGAGACTCACCTCCAGCAACTCCACCGCCTTCAGGTTGCGGACGCCGGCCTTCTCGTCCCGGTCGAAGTCCCGGGGGAGGAAGCCGATGCTGAAGCTGTCGAGCGCGCCGTCGTTCAGGAGGGTGTGGATGTCCTGGCCGAGACGGGTCTTCGACACCCGGAAGCGGCCGAACAGCCCGGTGGCGTCCTCGTTCAGCTCCAAGGGCCGACCCAGCGGCTGCGCGGCGTCGTGGGCGAAGAGGAACCGAACGCGGGCGCCGCTCTCCAGGGAGGCCTTGAAGGCGCCGGGGTGGACGACGTCGCCGCCCAGGTCGCGGTCCCAGGTGGAGGCGTAGCCCGCCACCTCCCAGCCGTCGTCGGCGGCCTTGACCTCGGTGATG